TTACTCCCAAGCAAATTTTTCATGCCATATCTCTGATTTTTCAAGCGGCGCAAAATTACTGCGACACCGCTTTGCATCTCCCTTTTCTCGGTGGTTCGGTCTTGGGTCTATATCCGCGCCGCACCATACATAATCATCGGCATCTTGTAGTAACTTGCACCTGCTGCATTGGTATGCAATCATTGCCATTCACATCATCTCCAAATCTGAATTTTAAATATTCTCATAGGTTTTTTCAAAGATATCCGGCTTACACGGATACAGCTCACCGTTGACGCCCTTAATCACATAATCCCATACTGAAACATGGTGAATGCCTTCCAGAGTCTCTATAAAAAGCTCACACGGCGGAGCGTCACAGCTTTCGGAAGCATAATGCATGACACCCTTTTCGTAAGCTTCAACCGCCCAGTTCGGTACATACCAGTTACCATCACAGTCTTTTAAATCTCCATCGTACTGAAACGCTTCAATAACCACGGGTTTCTTTCTATATTTAGCCATAATATTTCCTCCAAATATTAATAAAAGTCATCTGCATCGTCCAGAAAGTCCTCATAGACCTCGCATCCCTCGCAGGTCCGCTCGTTGCATTCCGTAATGTAGTTGCAATACGGGCACCTCATAGCATCCTCCAATCTTAAAATGAATACTTAACCCACATATACATTGTGCTCCCATCAATAGGATAGTAGTATGTGCCATCTCCGCAATCTTCCCCTCTCATGGTTTGGTCACAATATTCTCCGTCAAGCTGTTCTTCCCCTTCTGCCAGCTGAGCCGTTCCGAATCCATCAACATAAAAATCTTCATAGCCGTTTTCATTCGCCCACTCTTCCAGTTCTTCGAAAAGTGTATTGGCCTCGTTCATCAATTTTTCATAGCGTGCCGCCTTTTTAGCCAATTCTATTGGTACAGTCATCCTTTCATCCTCCAAATCTTAACTTTCAGTTTAGCTGCTCAATGTTCCTTAATATACATTCTTTACATCCATTTTCCCTAAAGCCTACGCACTCATTTTCGAAGTCAATTTTAGCCTCATCTTTAAAGGGACACCAATGCATGTTATTAAAGATATACTGTATAAGCATATCTACTTGTTTTTCTCTTAATTCAGCTACCTGTCCATATTGTAGACACTCCGAAATACAAGTTAATTCTTCTCCATTAAGTTCCCAATCAGTCTCTGATAATTCTCTTGTGTTATAATCTGCAATAATATTTTCAACCTGTTCTACTAAAGCTTTTCTTGTTAATTCGTCCATGCTCCAGCCTCCGTCAAATCTTAACTTTCAGTTCTTCTATGGCTTTTTTATATTTCTGTACCATTTTATTGAAAAACTTAGCCATTTCTACAAGGGCTTTCTCCTTTGCTTCGTTCATATCTTCTGTTTCCAAAGGTACATTGTTAATATTCAATTCATAGCATGATAACAGCCATTCATTGCCATAATCTATATGTTTATGAACCATAAACTTAATTCCATTAACCTCATTTTCTAATACACGTATTTCGCTTTTTACGTCATTTCGACTATGCGTAGTGATATCTTTATACATCTTTCCCTCCACTAAATCTTAAAATTTATGCAAATCTCAACTGCCCATCTATATCTTCTTCCAAGCGGTCCGTCCGGCAATTCGGCAATCGCTTAGCAACACACAGCTCTTTCAGATTCGCCCTCACCAGTGCCGTAGGTATCGGCGGACAAACTGCATTCCCACATCGTCGCACCTGTTCGGCCCGGGGATATGCCTTTCCTTCGCAGTCTCGGTCAATTATGTAGTCTTCCGGAAATCCTTGGCACCCATACAACTCCTTCGGCTCCAGCATTCGCAGACCAATATCAACAATCTGGTATTCAGTGCCGTATATAGTTACAAGACCGAATCTATCCTGCGCTGTGATCGTATCAAGCGGCTCTTTTATATCCTGTCCGGTGCCTGATCCATAATACTTTGTCAAAAAGGCTCTTACCTCTCCAAAATGTCCATCTCCAGCAGTGATCGTATGCAAAGGTTCCCGCATATCCTGTCCTGTTCCGCTTTTGTAAAACTTGCTGATAAAGGATGTCACAAGACCATAACGATTCGAGCTGTCCACAGTCATGATCGGATCTTCAATGCCCTGCCCGCGGACTTCATCTTTTGTTGTTTCTGAATGGTATTGAATCAGAATCGGCATTTTTATGTCTTCTGATTCGTCCTCGATGATGAACGGATCTGGATTATCCAGCACGAACTTTTTCACCCCTCTTGCGATTCGATCCATCGTCTTTCTGGCAAGCGGGCGCACCGCGCGGATCCCATACTTTTTCTTGATTTCTTCCGCTGTGTCAAAAACGCTTGGACACGGCAAGGAAAAATCGAGTTGTGTATATGCTCCAACATATGGTTTAAGAAGTCTTGCTTTTACCTTTTCGCTGTCTGCCGGCGCATGTGTCGGTTTTGGCCAGACAATCGGCTCACTGTCACAGCGAGCAATCAAAAAGAATCGTTTCCGCATGGTCGGTGCACCGTAGTCCGCTGCGATCAGCTCTCGGTACTGAACTTCATAGCCCAAATCCATAAGCTGCTGCACGAACTTCTCAAATGTCTTGCCTTGTTTGTTTTTGATTGGATGATGCCCGCGGTTTAATGGTCCCCACGTTTTAAACTCTTCTACGTTTTCTAGCATAATGACTCTTGGCCGAACCAGCCCGGCCCAGCGACAGGCAACCCACGCAAGGCCGCGAATAAACTTGTCCTTCGGCTTACCACCTTTTGCCTTGCTGAAATGCTTACAGTCCGGCGAGAACCATGCTAGGCCAACCGGATGCCCTTTGCACGCCTTTACCGGATCCACCTGCCAAACATCCTCGCAGTAATGCTCTGTATACGGATGATTTGCTTTATGCATCTTAATTGCTTCTGGATCATGATTGATGGCAATGTCGACACAGCAACCGGTTGCGTCCTCTATGCCAGTGCTAGCCCCTCCACCGCCTGCAAAATTATCTACTATCAGCTCACCGTTAATCATGGCATTACCCCCGTAATCTCCTAGCTTTACTCAACTTTCTCACACACTCTCTATGCATGTACAACACCGTCCCTCTCTTTGTCCTGATCCACTCTGCATCCCCATTGATCACCTTCTGGCAGATGCAGCAGACCGGGACAGATACTTTCTTTGGGTCATTCATCGGGTCTCCTCCGCGATCATTTGTTTAAGTTTCTTTTCAAGCGCCTCATTTTTAGCAATACGGCTTTTCACTGTTTCTGCTGCATCAAGACCATGCACCTTACACATTTCAAGATCTTGATGTTGATGGCGCGTATCATCCTGCACAATGCAGAGTAACAGCACCAATTCTTCCTCTGACATTATCTCTCTCTTGTCTTTTGCCAGCTGTTTAATTACTGCCAGCATTGAATCATAGCAAAAGCAAATGGCATCCTCTGCTATGCTGTCTCCGCCATAGTTCTCAAGCGTTGACTGCATATTTTCTCTCAAAGCCTGTTCCAGCTCTGTTTTTTTCAAATACATTTTGTCTCCTTTATCTTTTTCCATATTCCCGGATCAACTGTGCTGCTTTCTTCTGGCCTTTTTCTTCCAGAAAGCTGATAACATAATCAATATCACACAGCTGCCCCCGCTTTTTCTGGTTCAGACCGATAATTTCATCGATACTGTCCCAGTCAAACTCAATACCATATTTCTGCTTTAAAACTTCCGCATAGTCCCTGGCTGTTTCATACTGGCAGCCAAACGGATCTATTGCATCCATCATGTCACACAGATTGATGAATGCATCCTTCCATCGCAGCAGCCTGTCCTTTCCAAAGTGGAACTCCTGATTTAGCGAAAACATCACCGTTGGGGTGAATGTCGCCAATATTCGGTTTGCCAAGACCTGGCTTATCTCATTCGCCTTTTTTGCTGATACTTCCAGCGGAATGAAATGGGCATTTCTAACCCTGATCTCCTTCTTTAATTCTTCTATCCCGCCCCTTTCTACTATTTCCAGGGCATATTTGAGGCCATCCATCCTGGCCTGATAGGTTTTATCTCTTTTTATATTCATTTGTTTTCCTTCCTTTGTTGTACATGGTCCCTCCTTTCGGGCCGGGATTTGGAGGACATTTGATAGGTTCCCGGCCCTTTCGGTCAGTAGTATACTGGGTATAATAGATTGGGTAGTGACATATTCTGCTGACCACAAGTTTCTATATGTATCAGTCCTTTTCAGGACGAGATACCAACTGTTTCCCTCTACGGGTTGGATCCGGACACAGCGCCGTTCCAGCGTATGCCGGTCTTCTGAAGCTTTCACTCATCGGTGATGGGTGCTTTTCCATGTCTATCAGTTCCGCTTCTTTTCTTTTTCTGCCTTTTTCTCTATATTCTGCTCTAACCTTATGATCTTCCATATAGTCTCCTACAGGTAGCTGATCCCGTATCTGCTACGAAATGCTTCCCTGGCTTCTTTTTCTGTTTTTCCGCCTGCAACCGCATGTTTCTCCCAGGCAAGTTGTCCCATCATCTTGGACAACAGGCAATATTCGTTATATTCAGTAATTATTCCTTTTTTCATATTTCACTTGCGCATCCAGCTCTTTGGATGGTATAATCTCCTTGCATGATTTTTGATATTGAGTAAAGCCCCGGTTCTCCAATCCCATACCAGGGCTTTATTCTTTTTTATCTGGTTTCAAAAACAACCGGTACTGTCCGCCATGCTCCTGAATGGTCGGTACTATCTTTACCTTTTCTTGCGCTCTTCTGCAATCATCGCAGATACTTCCTTCTCCCGGATCCAGAAAGCAGCCACATTTGCGGCATTTATTCCACTTCCTCATCTGCATGCCTGCCAAATGTTACAAAGTATGGAAATAAGCGCGATTGCCTCCATGATCCAGCAGCGATATTTCCAATCCTCACATGCTTCCTTTGCTCCATGGAAGAGCCTTCTATAGTAATCTGTATCCATCTTTACATTCCTTCCTTTTCTCAACTTGTCCACCAGGCCGCTCTTAGGCGGTCTTTCTTATGTATCCCATAGGCTTCATCATTGCATCCTGGCACTTTTGGGCTACTTCCCGGCGCTGCTCCGGCGTCAGAGACTCCATAGGTACATCTTTTCCGTCAACTTCTATGTAGTTGACAATCTCATACTTCTTTTTCACATAAGCGCCCCCTTTCTTCATTAAGCATATGCGCGGCTTTTTGTCCTTTTTCCGCTCGCTGGGTTAGGCTCTTTTTCTTTCTTCCGCAGATTCGCGGTCTAATCTTTCTTTAGCTGCCAGGATATCGGCAGCCGTTTTCATGACTACTACGCTATTAAAGTCCATACAGCGCAATTTCTTGGTTATCTCTACGATGGTTTCCCTTTTCTTGCTCATAGTGTTTTCTCCTTTCTCTTTTTGGAGTTGCGTATTGTTGTTATATTGCAATTATATGTTGGTTAGCATCATTTGTCAACGTATTTTTTGTAATTATCCAACATTTTTGTTGACAACCAACATTTTAATTACTATAATCAGCATATAAGGAGGTGCTATCATTGAAAGATAGGCTTAAGATTCTCAGGAAGGAACTTCGTTTAACTCAGCAAGAACTTGCTGATCGAGTTGGAATTTCTCGTGGAAACATTGCCGCGTATGAAGTTGGTAAAAATTCACCCAGTGATGCTGTTATTTCTCTAATTTGCAGGGAATTTAATGTAAATGAGGTATGGCTGCGTAACGGATCCGGATCTATGTTTCAAGAAAGATCAGAAGAAGACGAAATTAAAAGTCTTGTATCTTCCTTGCTGGATCCGAACAGAGATAAAATGTATGATGTGATCATCGAATTTATGAAGGTGTATACAAGTCTCAGTCCTAATTCGCAAAAAGCATTGAATGAATTGGCTGATAAGCTGCTGGAGAAGTTAGGTAAGCAGCAGGCTGCAAAGGAAGAAATCGATGTAGTCTCCACTCCTTTTGGAGACATACCGAAAAATCCAGAAGATTTAGAACGGTTGTATCCGCCAGTGGAACGGCCCGGACGCAAGACATCTTAA